ATCACACAAGGACGCAAACACAATGCCACTCAAATCAGAAACAACAGTTGAATATTATTTCAACAAGCCATATATGTATTATTGCCAACATCATGACTGCTTAAGAGTAGCAGATGCAAGTGGTGATAGTATATTACATAATAACTTACAAAAGGACGTAATTAATACTTTTATTGAGAATTATATTGAATATGTATTAGAAGATACAGATCTAAAGGATCAATTTGAAAAGTCTTTAAAGTTAATTAAAGAAGAGGACGTAAATGATGCAGCGAGTTACACATGAGTAAAACAGGATACTTTCTACTTAAGACTACATTTCGTGATGACTATGACATTGCAGATGCAGCCAGGGATGTAGAACAAATGGCTGAAGCTGTATGTGTAGATTACATGTGGTTAGAGTCCGGTAATGATCATCCTTACATTGCATACTAATGGATACTATTATACCAGCTATATGTTTAGCTATTACAATTAGCTATTACATCGTGTTCATTTATCCAGAGAATAAACAATGAAACAATACAAATTCACAATCGTGATTCGCTCACCTATGGACGTAAAAGATATAGTCTGGGCATTTTCTAACAAACTTAAGGACGCATTCCCAATTGTCTCTATTTCATTTGATGAAGTTAATGAGAGACCTACCACTGTTGAACATCATGGTGGTGTAGAATCAAAAGAACCAGAACCTTATACCAAGGAGCAAAAGGACTGGATGAAACAAATACCAGAAAGGTATTAACATGATGGAAACACAGATGATTGATGCATTAATGCAAGAATGCAGAGCCAATATAGAGATGTCTAAATGTAATGTTTGGATTTATCTACATAATCCTGTAGGTGTTGGTGATCATGCTAATATCATGGAGACTATTCAAGGAGAGTTAGATACTATCTCTACAAACAAGGATAGACTTGAAGTATTAGATACTTATTTCAATGAAAAATACTAACACACCTAACTGGCAGCATCATAGTAAAAAGGAGGCTAAACGTAAACTCAAACCACAAGCACTACGATCTGCCAAAAAACGTACCAAACAATTAATTAAGAAACTTTCATGAAGTATGTAGCTAAGTATGGATCGAATGGTAATGAAGTTATCAATGCTGAAGATGACGAGGAAGCAGCTTGGGTTGCTCAATATTGGGCAAGGTTACGAGGTGCTAAATTACTTGATGTACAATTAATAGAGGATTACAATGCCGAATAAAAGGAAATACTACCCAAATAACTGGAAAGCATTTGCTAGTCAACCTGATAGTTTCTTTCTACCTTTACCATATGATGAGTTCGTTAAATGGAAAGTAATGGGTTGGATGTTACCTTCTTCTGTAGCATGTATTATACGTGAGGAAAAGGACGGAAAAGTATCTGAAAAGATATATTCACAGTCAAGATCAGCTAAGAAGTACTTAGATAAACAAATGAAATCAGGTACTCAAGCTACCTACACTATATGTGATGACCATTCAGTACAGATATTACGTCCTGAAAAGAAGAAAGATGATAGGTATGTCTTATTTACGGACGAAGACCCTTATAGTTGGTTAGACAAGTACGAAGAAGACTTATTTGATGATGAAACAGGAAATTATGAAGACTAAAGAACAAATCTATGATTACTTTGAGGAAGCTATTAATGCTATTCCAAAGGATCATCCACACTACCATGAAGTAAGGAGGTTATTAATTTCACAAGTAAATGATGACTTAAACAGTTATGCAGCCAACTCCACAACAAATAGACGAGCAAGTTGAACTTGAACGTGAAGCTATTAAACAAGGTATCAAAAGATTATACGATCAAACTATTAAACTAGAGGATCAATCGTATGGTTCAGCTACTATTTATGGTATATCTTCTATACATTCTTTACTTCCAAGGCTTATATCCAGAATAGAAGAAACTAATTCAAGGATACACGAACGTAAGAACGGAGTATCATTTAAAGATATACATAAGTATTTACAATATATAGACATTGAATCTGCTGCTGCAATAGCATGTAAGATTACATTCGATAAAGTATTTGGATATAAGGACGGATGTAATTTAATTACTAATGTATGTGAATCTATTGGACATGCAATTGAAGATGAATGTCAAATGAGACATTATGAACTTCATGCACCTGGATTGTTAAATACATTAAAGGAAAACTATTGGCATAAATCAATAGGTACGCAGCAAAAACTTGTTGTAATAAGAACATTGATGAATCGTTATGAGGTTAAGCAATGGACAAGGTGGAGTAGAACTATTCGTATTAAACTTGGTGCATGGTTATTAGATTGCATAATGTTATCTAGTGGATGGTTCACTAAGCAAAGCATACGACAAGGACGTAAGACTAGCATATTTGTTGTCCCTACCCCTGAATTTATGGACATCAAAGATGAAGTGATGGCTAATGCAGAGCTATTTGCACCTTTAGCTTGGCCTATGTTAATACCACCTAAAGATTGGTCTAATGAAACTAACGGTGGTTATATGTTAAACGAGGTAATGCATGGTCACGACTTAGTACGCAGAGGCAATGGGCCACGTATACAGGGAGAGATACCACTAGCCTTTTTGAATAAAATTCAGAAGGTTGCATATACACTCAATTCTTTCACAATCACGGTCGCTAAGACACTACAAGATAGAGAGATTGCTGTAGGTAAATTTCTACCCATAATTCATTACGATCTACCACCTAAACCAGTTGATATAGCAGAGAATAAGGAGGCTAGGTTAGCTTACCGTAGGGCTGCTGCTGAAGTAATGAATAGACAAGCTGCAGAATTCAGAAGAAACTGCAGGACTAGAATGACAATGGAGGCAGTCGAAAGATTTAGTAAATATGAGAGGTTTTATATACCTTGGTCTTTTGATTACAGAGGTAGGGCTTATCCTATACCCGCATTTCTTACACCACAAGATACAGATTTTGGGAAGTCACTAATTCGTAGTGCTGACGAATCTTATATCACGGAGTCAGGTAAGAAATGGTTAGCTTTCCAAGTTGCAACCACATACGGTTTAGATAAAGAAACAATGGCTGATAGGCTATTGTGGACTACACATAACATTCCGCTAATTACCAGAGTAGCTAAAGATCCAATAGATTATATAGGTGACTGGGAAGGTGCGGACGAGCCTTGGCAATTCCTTGCTGCATGTGAGGAATACTATTCAGTAGTAGTTACAAAGGCTCGCAAAACTACTGGACTATTTGTAGCTACAGATGCTACATGTAGTGGTCTTCAGATCCTCGCAGGATTAGCAAGAGATAAAAAGACAGCACAACTCGTCAATGTGTTGCCTTCTGATAGACCACAAGACGCATATAAGGTAGTAGCTGATACTGCTAAACCTCATATACCTGAATACTTGCATAATGTATGGAATAGATCCAAGGTCAAAAGAACCGTCATGACTATTCCATACAATGCAAAACCATTCTCTAATCGTTCCTACATCAGGGACGCATTGAAAGAAGATGGTATAGAGATAGAGAAGGATGACTTAACACTCACAGTTAAAGCTGTTAGAGATGCTATGCATAAGATAGTTCCTGGCCCTATGGCAGTAATGAAATGGATTGAAAATGAGGTCTCCAAAGCTGTGAAACGTGGAGCTACGGAATTAGAATGGGTTACTCCATCAGGCTTCGTAGTTAATCAACGTATTATGAAGAAGGAAGTAACTAGATTAAAGTTACAACTATTAGGTGAGTGTCGTATATCAGTAGCTACAAATGATAGTAATGAGGTTGATATCAATCGTCATAGAGCTGCTACAGCACCAAACTTAATACATTCATTAGATGCTTCACTATTACATCTCAGTATAAATAAATTTGATAAGCCAATTGCACTAATCCATGACAGCGTTCTCACACAATCGGTTGACATGGACGAATTATCGGCTATAATAAGAGAGACATACATGCATCTCTTTGCAGAGCATGATTATCTCAATGACTTTGCTTCACAGATAGGAGCAGAGACAGTACCACCGATCATAGGTGATCTTAAGCCTGAGTCGGTTATTAATTCCACTTATTTTTTTTGTTAAATGTATTCATTATTTGATACTTTCTTTACACCTCCTACAATTGTAGTTGTGTCTGAAGAAAGACTGAAAGCTGCTGAACTTAAAGCTAAGGAAAAGCAACTGTTACAAGTTAAAGTACAACTTGAACAACTTCAAGAATTCTATGATAGATTAGATTCTGAAGTTAAAGCATTAACACCTTCTAAGGAGGCTGCTTAAATGCCTAAGAACGTACACGTTACTGAACCTGTTACACTTGAGGGATTTCAAGCTATTCTAGAACCTGGAAAGTTTGGATATTCACTCTCGGCTGTGGTCAGCAAAGATCTTGCTGATAAGCTAGAAAATGAGAGGGCAGAGGTCTTAAGATGGGCCGAGTCTAAGCTCAAGAATCCGAAGAGAGCTACCCTAAGACCAACACCTTGGGAAGAAGTTTCGGATGGAAAGTATAAAATAAAATTCTCTTGGGGTGAGGATAAGAGACCTCCTGTTGTAGATACAGAGGGAACACCCGTGACCGATAAGAAAACACCGTTATATGCAGGATCTACTGTTAAACTTGGCTTCTTCCAAAAGCCTTACATACTCAGGGATGGGGTTACTTATGGCAGTTCTCTTAAGCTCGTTGGCGTACAGGTTGTCTCAGTTAAATCTGATGGGGCTGGTGTCGATACTGGAGAACTGGGTGAGGACGAAGTAGCGAATCTATTCGGTAAAACTCAAGGATTTAAAGCTACTGAACCACCAGCAAATGAAGAGGCAGACGAAGAAGAAGACTTCTAAATTTAGATCTGGATTAGAAGAGCAGGTAGCTAACTTGCTCTCTAGTCTTGGAGTTACTTATGAATATGAATCTTGTAAGGTTCCTTATACTATACAGCATAATTACCACCCAGATTTTGTATTACCAAATCATGTATACTTAGAAACTAAGGGATACTGGGATGCAAACGATAGACGTAAGATAGCTGCAGTTAAGAAAGATAATCCAGATATAGATCTAAGGATGATATTTCAATCACCTTACAATAAAATATCTAAACATTCAAAAACAACGTATGCTAAATGGTGTGATAAACATGACATACCTTGGACAGCATACCATAATATTCCACTCGATTGGTTAATATAGTGTTAGAGAAAGGCGAATTTGTAAGACACGAGCCTTGTAGCAAGTGTGGGTCATCAGATGCAAATAGTTTGTATTCTAATGGTTCATACTTCTGCTATTCATGCAGGACTTACACACCCGCAGAGGGTATAAATCTCAAATCACAATCACCACGGACGATGACAAATGTCAGCTTTAAAGGAGAACCAGAGAGACTACACAAAAGAGGAATCTCTCAAGCTACTTGCAAAAAGTATAGAATTAACAGAGAAGGAAACACTCTACGCTTCCCATATTTTACAAGCGATGGAGTTCTTGCTGGATTCAAAATAAAAAATAAACAGAAGGTATTTACTTATGAAGGATCAACCACTGATACTTTATTTGGCCAGCATTTATTTCCTACAACTGGTAAGCGTATTGTTGTTACTGAAGGTGAACTAGATGCTGCGAGCTGTTATGAAGCTATGCCTAACTGGCCTATGGTTTCCTTACCGCATGGTGCAGCGTCAGCTAAGAAAGATATACAAAAACAGTTACCCTTATTCCAGGGGTATGAGGAAATTGTATTATTCTTCGATGGTGACGAACCAGGTCGTAAGGCTGCCGAAGAGGCGGCAGGTATCTTACCAGCAGGTAAGGTCAAGATCGCCCGTCTGGAGTCTTACAAGGATCCGTCAGAGGCGTTGCAAGACAAAGAACCAGATGTAATAAGAAAAGCCATATGGGACGCTAAACCTTATAGACCTGATGGTATCATAGAAGGTAAGTCCTTACAGAAATTAATTACTACACCATTACCACCATCAGAACATGACTACCCATTCAAAGGGCTACAAGATAAACTGCACGGGATTAGATATCAGGAGCTTACAACGATTACTTCAGGATCTGGCCAAGGAAAGTCCACATTCTGTCGTCAACTTGCAGTTAACCTACTCACCAAAGGAGAGAGGGTTGGGTACTTGGCACTTGAAGAGTCAAATAGACGAACAGCACTTGGACTAATGTCCACTGCATTAGGAAAATCATTACATATTGGAGAACATGAGCAATCAGAACTCGAAGAGCATTTTCGTAATACCATTGCTAATTGGAATCTTTACCTTTTTGACGGCTTTGGTTCTTTTGACCCGCAGCTTATTTACAATCGGATCGAATACCTTGCCAGTGGATTGGAGTGTCGTATTATATTCCTAGATCATCTTAGTATATTATTAAGTGGTCTTGATGGAGATGAAAGAAGAACTATAGATATTACCATGACTAGGTTAAGGTCACTAGTTGAACGGACTGGTATATCACTATTTTTAGTATCACATTTAAGGAGAAGTAATGATAGGACTTCGCACGAAGAGGGAGGTAAAGTGTCCCTTAGTCAGCTCAGAGGATCTGCGGGAATCGCTCAGTTATCAGATCAAGTTATCGGCATCGAACGAAACCAGCAAAGTGAAACTGAACGAGACATTGCGACTCTTAGAATTATTAAGAACCGTTATTCTGGTGAGACTGGATTCGCTGGAAAGATAAAATTTAATTTAGAAACTTCACGATTTACTGATCATGAAACTGAGACAACACCAATTTTCAATCCAACCACGGATTTTTGATGGCAGTACCTATAGCCATCCGTGGTACCAACACATTGCCAAGGAAAATGGATGTGTAAGAAAAAGTGACAAATCAATACCAATATTAAATAGACCTAACCCACCGAGTAAAGAGGCAGTTAAACGTGCAAAGTTTGTTGACAAAACCTACAAGTGGACAGGTAGGAACAGCAGTGTTCGATCTGGAAACTAATGGATTATCATTCACGAACGAAGATCCCAGAATACATTGTATTGCAGTACACTGGGCCGAGGATGGCCGCACGGAAGCATATAATGATGAGAGATATGCGTCGTCAGCCAAAGAACTTCCAATGGGTAGTAACTACTCTATCACAACTGCGTTATCGAATTTGGCGGTGGCTGATGTTATTGTTGGGCATAACATTATTGGGTTTGACTTACCTTTTATACGTAAGCTATACCCTTGGTTTAATCCTATTGGTACCATTATTGATACTCTTCTCTTATCTCGCTTATATCATCCGAATTTACTCGATATAGATAAGAAGAATGAGTGGAAAAATATGCCAACTAAATTATATGGAAGACATTCTCTTGAGGCTTATGGCTACAGATTAGGTGTCTACAAAGGTGACTTTGCTAAAGACACAGACTGGAAAGAATGGTCTCAGGAAATGCAAGATTATTGTATTCAAGACGTTAAAGTTACAGAGAAGTTATGCGACCACTTCCACCCTTACCTGACTGGCTCAAATTAGAACATCAGGTAGCACATATACTTACTGAACAGGAAAATCATGGATGGTTTTTTGATGAACAAGCTGCACGGGAACTTGAATCTGCTCTCAGACGAGAGTATGAAGAAACTTGTGCGGTACTACGAAACAGGCACCCTTTCGTTAGCGGACCACTATTTACTCCTAAACGAAATAATAGGACCAAAGGCTATGTCGCTGGTGCTTCGTTTACCAAACTCAAGGACTTAAATCCTACCTCACGAGACCATATCGCATGGATATTAAAAACACATTACGACTGGAAACCATCATCGCTGACGAACTCAGGGAAGGCGGTTATAGACGAGACCGTATTAAAAGAACTTGGGACGGATATTGCTCTGAGTTTCTTGAAACTACTGGATCTGACCAAAAAGCTTGGGATGATATCCGAAGGCGTGAACGCATGGCAGAAGCTTGTTACGAAGTCTAGAGTCCATCACCATTGTTCAGTAGCTACATCTACATTTAGATGTGCCCATAGAAAACCAAACTTATCACAAGTACCATCAGATGAAAGATTTAGACAATTATTTACGGCGACTCCAGGTAAAATATTGGTCGGTGCCGATCTTAGCGGTATTGAGCTCAGGATGCTCTCTCACTATCTCGCCAGATATGATCAAGGACGTTATGCCGAAATCCTTATCAACGGAGACATTCACCAAACAAATGCGGATAGAGTCGGAGTCACTAGAAAACAAATCAAGACCATTTCCTATGCCTTCCTCTACGGAGCTGGAGACACCAAACTAGGTCATAGCTATGATAAACAATTACCTGATGGGAAGGCTGCTAAGAAAGGCAGAGAGATCAGAAAGGCGTATGTTGATGCGATTCCAGGTCTTAAAGAACTACTTACAGCAGTTAAGAAGGTCAGTGAGAGAGGCTATGTTCTAGGCTTAGATAAACGACGTATCCTAGTTGATAAACCTCATAAGGCTCTTAACTATTTGCTTCAGGGATCCAGTGCGATCTTAGCGAAACGTTGGATGGTATTAGCTTATAAGCATTTACCAAAGTCTGCTCATCAACTAGCATTTGTTCATGATGAACTACAATATGAGTGCAGCCCATGTGATGCAGGTTATATGAAAGGCTGCCTAGAATCTACTGCTGTACAAGCAGGAGAGTTTTATTCACTACGATGTCCAATAGCTGCTGAAGCTCAGTCAGGTTATAATTGGGCAGAAGTACACTAACCACCTATGGAAACTAAAATTTGTAACAAGTGTAATAGAGAATTATCTATTATTTGTTTTTCTAAAGCTAATGGAGCTAATTATTACAGACCAGAATGTAAAGAATGTAATAATAATTTAAGTAGAAAAAGAAAACAATTAAGAAAAAAATATGGAAATCCTCCAGTAGGATATATTTGTCCTCTTTGCCACAGAACAGAAGAAGAAGTTAAAGGATTAGGTGGAAAAAAATGCTCTACTTGGGTATTAGATCATGATCATAAAACTGATACATTCAGAGGTTGGTTGTGCCACTCTTGTAACAGAGGATTAGGATTCTTTCAAGATAGTATTATTATATTAGATAGAGCTAAAACTTATTTAGAACCAACCACCTATGGAATTACTAATTGATGCCGACTACATTGTATACAAGAACTGTGCGGCAGCAGAGACTGAATTAGACTTTGGTGAGGATGTTATCCTTGTTACATCTAACTTCAGTGACGCATACAATGCAACTAAACGAGAACTTACTAAACTCAAGGATGAGTTTGTATTTTCTGACATAAAGCTATTCTTTTCTGACACTAAGAATTTTCGGAAAAAAATTTCACCAAGTTACAAAGGCCACCGAAACCGTAAGAAACCTTGTGGGTATAAACGTGTCATAAATAAACTCAAGACTGAGTTTGAAGTAATAATCATGCCTGAACTAGAGGCTGATGATGCAATGGGTATTTACGCTACCCAATACCCAGGAAACATAGTAGTTTCACCAGACAAGGATATGAGACAAATCCCTGGTACTTTATACAACCTAGATGAAAAGTTCACAATCACACCTGACGGCGGAAGAGCTTGGCACCTTATCCAGTGTCTTTCTGGAGATCAAACTGATGGATATGGTGGAGTCCCTGGAATTGGAGTTAAAAGAGCAGAGACTCTATTCAATAAAGAGGGATACAGCTGGAAAACAGTTATCAATGCTTTCACAAGTAAAGGTCTCAATGAATATGATGCTATCCTCAATGCTAGACTGGCTAAAATACTAACTATAGACGACTATGACACAGAAAAACAAGAAGTTATCCTTTGGACTCCCAGACCCGATTACGAAATTAACATACGAACAGGATTTAAGGATGAGGATACTAGAAGATAGGTTAAATGAAACTTATCATGATCATAAAAAAGATATCATTCTATTATTCTTAGCCTTACAAAAACAGAACTTTGTATTAGGTAATTCACTCTCCAATCTACTCAAAAAATGGAATACTATAGAAGAGGCAGCATTGAGGTATGGGATTTCATCAGAGACCAGAACCTCAACTTCCACTTAGGTAATGCTATAAAATATATCTGCAGAGCAGGACATAAACATAGCAAAATTGAAGATTTAGAAAAAGCTATTCATTATTTAGAAAACGAACTCCACCATGCCAAAGACATTTATTTCAGATCAAGCCAAGGAATTCCGTACACGGTACAACCTGCAAAACTCTCGGAATTTAACGACGAGATCCTATCAGAAGAATCTGATCGTAGAGGAATTTAAAGAGTTCCTCGAAGCTGAAGGAATGTTATTTAGAGATAACCCAGTATTCCCTGCTGAAGCTTTAAAAGAGTTAGCTGACTTAGTATATGTAGCGTATCAATACTCTACTAACATGGGTTGGGACTTAGATGAAGCATTACATCGAGTACATTTAAGTAATATGTCTAAATTAGATGATGATGGTAAACCAATATATAGAGATGACGGCAAGGTTCTTAAAGGACCAAACTACAAACCACCTACTTTAACTGACTTAATATAATGACAGAATTAATCTCCCGCACTGGTCGGGTCCAATCATGGTTGGATAACCCAGAATCTAGACTTCCAGTGAGCTGTACTGTATTTGTTGTTGAGGACTCCATGGAGGGTGACAACGGTATAGAGGCCAGCTGGAGATTCGCCTCACACGCCCTTCGCAATGGTGCGGGGTGTGCAATACATTTATCCAAATTAAGAGCTAAAGGAGACGATAATGGACGTGGATTAACAGCATCTGGACCTGTATCCTTCGGTAAAATTTATTCAGTACTAAACGAAATACTACGCAGAGGCGGTACCTACAAAAATGGAGCGATTGTTTTACATTTGGATATTGATCATCCTGACATCCTTGACTTCATTAATACTCCTCGTTCAGAATTACCATGGGTCAAAAGATGTGTCGACATTGATGACGAGAAATGGGAGAACACAGATCAACTCACTAGAGATGCATTAATATATGGCATCAAGTCAGGAGATATCTGGTTAAACAAAATTAAACACAATAAACAAGGAGAAAGAATTTATGGCAACGTCTGTCTTGAGGTTTACCTGCCCTCACGAGGCACTTGCTTGTTACAGCATGTCAATCTCAGTGCCTGTAAAACCGAATCCATCAGAGAGGGTTTCACTAAAGGTATGTCCGAGTTGTGCAGCCTCCATAGCAGGACAGGTGTTGGAGCAACTGGAGAATACTTGCCGTCTGATATCGACAGACAAGTTGGCCTCGGTATCCTCGGATTAGCAAACTTACTTGCACGATATAACATAACTTACGAACAATTTGGTAGAGCATTACAGTGTGTAAATAATCATGGATCTATCGTTACCACAGCAGAGCATATTGCCAGCGAACTTAGATATGGTATTGAAGCTGCCGCTGAAATTGCTAGGGCTAATAATATGGTTAGAGCATTCTGCATTGCTCCGACAGCCTCATGTAGTTATAGAAGCAAGAGTCTGGATGGCTTTACGAGTACCCCAGAAATTGCACCACCAATCTCTCGCACTGTGGACAGAGATAGTGGGACATTCGGAGTGCAAACCTATAACTATGGACCAGTAGAAATAGCTAGTGAAGTAGGATGGGATTCCTACAAAAGAGTAGCAGATGAGATAATGATAATGTATAACAATACGGGACTTCTTCACGGCTACAGCTTTAACTCTTGGAGTGATGTTGTAGAATACGATGACAAATTCGTGGAAGAGTGGTTGGCTTCGCCTCAAACCTCCCTTTACTACAGCCTTCAGGTGATGGGAGACGTACAAGATAAGAGCGATGCGTATGCAGCATTAGATCAAGAAGACGTTGATGATTACTTGCAGGGTATTTTACAAGAAAATCCAATAACCTGCGATTGTCAAGAATGAAAAACCCTTATGAAAAATTACTCGATAGAAAGAGAACTTGGAACCCAGTCCAAACAA